TGTGGTAGGTTGTTAGGTTATATCGCCAGTGTGGAATGGTAGGGGGTTGTATACGGCTCAACACAAAACCCTTTGTGTTATAGTATACAGAACCACCGAACAGTACCACACACACGATTAACCGGCTACCACGTATAAGGTTTTACATGTGCCTAGATACAAATATCTTGCATACATGAATCATTTACAGTATTCTAGTATTAAGTGTCTTGTATGATACACCTTATACAGGGTGCTTTGTTCTTTATCTATGAGGGATACACATTCTAGGTAGGTATATAGGGACATGATATACCTACCGTATCCACTTTGGGGAGCCTATGACAGTACAAGTATTCTACATTGACGGTATGATTACACAATATCCAGACAATCAAACAACGTGGTCAATTATTGTAGACAATCAAAATATAATCATGTGTGTACAGCTGTTATCCATACCATATAATCAGGGTCACTAATGGAATCAATACAGAATCAGATAGCAAGGGTATTCAGTGACCCCTTCGAGTTTATCCAGCGCCTTAACATAGTGGACAAGTCTGGTAAGGTTGTACCCCTTAGACTCAATGCAGAGCAGATTGAGATTATCAATGCCTTAGAACAAGGTAGGGATACCCTTGTACTTAAGCCTAGACAGATAGGGTCTTCTACAGTTGTTTGTGCGTACATGTTTTGGAAAGCTTATACAGCAACAACACCACTAACATTAATAATACTGTCCTATAAGATAGCCAGTTCTAAACACTTGTTGCATATTCACAAGAGGTTTTATCAGTATCTACCAGAGGGATTAAAGAGACCACTAGAGACAGACAATACAACAGAGCTATCTTTCAAGGATGGTGGACGTATCATAGCAGCAGCAGCAACACAGGCAGGTGGTTTACGGTCTCAGACCTGTTCTATGCTACACATATCAGAGTATGCCTTTGCAGAGAATCCAGAGGAACTAAAAGCAACGGCTATCAGTGCTTTGAACGATGGACAGTTGGTGATTGAGAGTACAGCGAACTATTACAACGATGCATTATGGAAGGAAGTACATAAACATCAGATAGGGGAAGCAGATTGGAACTACTTATTCTTTCCATGGTTTAGTCATGCAGAGTATTGTATGGATGACATACCCATTACTCTGACGGATGAGGAATTGAAGTTACAGGAGGACTTTGGTCTAACACTAGGTCAGTTTGCATGGAGAAGGGAGAAGATAAGTAAGCTTGGATGGGAGAAGTTTGTACGAGAGTATCCGATGACCTTGGATGAGGCATATAGGATTAGTGGCAATACATACTTTACATATGATGACTTTGAGCATGTGGATGTATTGACTGTTAGTCCTGTAGAGTGGGTAACGTTTGAGGCACCGAATGCAGACGACACATATGCTATTGGAGTAGATGTTAGTGGTGGTGTAGGTAGGGATTATGCTGTAGTCTTTTGTGTAAGCAGGATGACCTTACAGCCGGTCTGTATCTATAGGTCGAATACAGTCAGTCCAGTACAGCTAGCAGATTACATCTATGATATGAGTGTTACGTACAACAATGCATTGACGTTGGTAGAGAGCAACAACTATGGGTTGGCAACGATACAGGAGTTGTTGCACCAGGGGTTTCATAGGTTTTGGAAGGATGCACATACGGGTAAAGACTTTCTAACGACGAGTAGAAGTAAGCCGTTGTTGTTTGAGAACTTAAAGAAGGGGATACAGACGGGTAGTATACGGTTGATAGACAATGTAACGATGACAGAGCTCCGTAGTATCACAGTAGACGAGAAGGGTATACTTAGGTTTGGAGAAGATGTAGAGAGTCACTGTGACAGTGCAATGGCGATGGCATTGGCGTATTGGTGTTTAAATAGTGTTAAGATAAAGCAGAGTGCATTTTTGCCGGATTGGATTATAAGTCAGAAGGCGGATAAGCAGTTAAGGACCAGTGGTGTAAGTCCGAGTTTGCATAGGAGGTATTAGTGATTCGGTTGTACAATAGTGATTGTATGGATGAGTTTGCTGGTATGGAAGACAACCAGTATGACATAGCAATAGTGGACCCACCGTTTGGTATTGGAAACTTTGTACAGGTTGGTGGGAATCATCGTGGTGACGCTGTAACTTGGAATGACAGTACACCTACAGAGGCATACTTTGCGGAGCTTCGTAGAGTAAGTAAGCATCAGATTATATTTGGTGCGAATTACTACAACTGTTTTGATGGAAAGCATGGTGCGATTGTTTGGGTAAAGAATCAACCGATGCCCAACTTTAGTAAGGCAGTCATTGCGAGTTGTACGTTTCACAAGAAGATAGAGTTGTATCAGCAGACCTGGACCAACTTTGTGGCAGAGGGTAGGTGTACAAAGCATCCGTGTGAGATGCCGGTGGATTTGTATTTGTGGTTGTTGGACAACTATGCCAAAGAAGGCAATAAGATACTGGACACCCATTTGGGAAGTGGTAGTATAGCAGTAGCGTGTCATCGTGCTGGGTATGATTTGGATGCGTATGAGATCAATGCTGAATACTACAAAGCAGCCAAAGCCAGGCTAGAGTTAGAGCAGCGTCAAATAAGGTTGTTTGCATGAAACCAGATGGTAAGCCATTGTCGATATGTAGTATATGTGGTTGTGATCCTTGTGACTGTCATGGTGTTGTCAACTTTGACATGGTACGGTTAACGTATAAGATAGGGGAAAAGTCTTTTGTGTTGGATTTGCCAAAGAGGTTGGTCCGTCAATATACAAGTCTATACAAGGAACTTGAAGTGATGAATGCAGATGGTAGTGTAGTGGTGTATAGTAGTGGTGTTGTTACGGAGAAGAGCAATGAGAACAAATAGAGAAGCAGTAGCGTTGATACGTACAGTGTTGGATGAGCACAATCATTTTTGGGATGATCAACGCGCTGAAATGAAGAGGTACCGAGATGTATACGAGAATCGTTTTTGGCAGTCTGAATATATGGACGATACAATGGTCCGTGTGGAAACAGCCGACTGCTTCAGCTACGTTGAGGGCTTTATTGCTAGTTTGTTTTCTCGCAACCCTGCTGTTGTTGTGGCGAAAGATGCATCAATCATAGAAGGGAATGCAAAGATGGCTGAGGCTGTTGTCAACCGTTTTTTGTTTGACAAGAGAGAACAACTGGAGATTGCATCAAGACTTGCCCTTATTTATCCCGCTTCATTCCTTAAGTTATCCCCTACGGATAGCACGGATATGCTTGAGAAAGTATCCATCCGTGCGATTCCGTGCTGGGAAGTAATAGTGGATATGGATGCTTGTTCGTGGGATGAACAGAGGTTTATGGCACATGTGTATTACTTACCGATGCCAGAGGTACGGGATCGGTTTGGTTCCAAGAAGTTTACACCAATACCGAAGGTGGATTACTTTACTCCACAGGAGAAGTACACTGGAGTGAGTGAAGACTTACCCAATGATTACCTGTATGTGCAGATAGTAGAGTTCTATGACCTGGCATATGACAAGCTGTACTTTTGGTCGCCAAACTACAAGGATGGTGGGGAACTGTTGGAGAAGAGTGAGATACCGGTGCGGACATATGATGACCGTCCTATGAGTCCCTTGTGTCCATTGTACTATGCACGTAAACCAGAGAAGCCCATGTGTGGGTTGTCTGCGGTAAGTCGAGTGTATGACCAGTTTTATGAGAAGAACATCCTGCGTACATATTGGGCAAACAGTGTTAGAAGAGACTCCAGACAATACCTGTACAAAGAAGGGTCGCTCGATGAAGAAGCACTGGCAAAAATTACTGCAGGTGTGGATGGTGCAATGATTGCCGTTGATGAGCCTGTACTCGATGGTATTATCCGTGCAGTGGGTGTAGAACCCTTGTCTGGTAACTTCGACCGGTATTTATCTTACATAGAGCAAGACATCAATCGCGGCAGCATCTTGGCTCCGTTTAGTCGTGGGGAAGCGACAAAAGCGACGGCTACTGAGGTGACTGCCCTTGCTCAATACTCCGCATCGGAGATTGGTAAACTGGCTAGAGAGAGGGACAATGCGATAGAACTGATTGCCCTTGCCTACCTGCGCATTGTGTCGTTGTTGGCTGAAGACAAAGACCAGGCCGTAATTGAGGTGGATGGGTTACCCAAGGTGATCACCGTACAAGACTTGGATGCCAAGTTTAAGATTGTGGCACTTGATCAAAGTAGTACTCCACTATCTGAAGCACTAAAGAGAAACAACCTTGTCCAGTTGCTACCTGTGCTTACACAGTTGGGTGTACCTGCTGACAAGATTAAAGACGAACTGATACGCATTTATGACTTGCCAGAATCCTTTTTAGAAGCTCCACCAGCACCACCAGCACCACCAGCACCATCACAAGGAATGGGAGGTGCCGCACCGGAAGAAATGCAAACCACTCCAGGCGAGATAGGTGCGCAAGGTGAACTACCATCTGCTCAACTTGCTCAAATGCTTAACACACAGAGACAATAATGCCATTCTACACCTACCAATGCCAAGTATGTTCCAAACGTCATGAAGAGTTAATATTTTTTAGTGACTATGAAAACGACAACATTCCCAAGGTGTGTGGTGCAGACACGTATGAACAAGGGTGTGGTGGAGATTTGCATCGAGTATTTACGGCACCAGCAACCCACAGTAGCTGGGCTGGGACGGGTAAGCATGGGGTAAACGGGTACTTCTCAAAGGCATTGGGAAAGCATGTGGCTAACAAGCACACAGAGCAGAAGATTATGGAAGGTAGAGGGTTTGTATGCGAAGCTGACCTGCCAAAAGACCGTTGGGACACAGCAGTCGAGACACAGAAAAGACGTGTTACAGCACAGGATAAAACAATAGAAACATACACAGAGGCTTTGAAAGATGGTAAAACAAAAGAAGAAGCCGTGGTGGAAGCGTTTCCTGCACATGATGCAGTTAGTGGTAAGCTGGATGAAACTTGGGGGAAAAGTGAATGAGGAAATGTTAGACGCTGAAATAGGCGCAGCAGAACAAGATGAAGAAATGGCATTTGCAGAGATGGCACCGCGTGGTCGATTCAGTGCCAAGGCATTGAACAACCTGGTCAAAGCCACTAACCGTTTGCTGCCTAAGTTTGGGCAAACTCCAGACTACCCATCGTTTGAGGGTGACATTACAGAGTTTCCAACAGACTTTGTACGTGTACTGGCTATGTTCCAAGGCGCTACGGATGACGCTGTAGAACAAGGTATTGTAGACGATGAGTTTGCATTTGAGTTTGAAGACATTAGTTCAGATGGAAACCTGATGATACTGGCAGGTAAAATCAACAAGCTGGCATCGGACAAACAATACGACCGCTATTTAAAATCACAACCAACCGATGAACCTGGAGAGGGTGAAGAAATGGTTGAAGACGAGATCACAACAGAAGACATGCCACCAGAAGATGTGGATGCCTTATTTATGGAGAGAATGTAATGCCTAAGGTAAACGGAAAAAAGTTTCCCTACACAGCAAAGGGAAAAGCAGCAGCCAAGAAAGCAGCAGCCAAGAAAACATCTAAGATGGCAAAAGCCAAATCTGCAAAACGCAAAAAGACCATGCCTAAAAAAGGCACTATGAAAAGGAGATAACATGCCAGCCAAAAAAGGATTGTACGCAAATATACATGCTAAGCGCAAACGCATCAAAGCAGGTAGTGGTGAAAAGATGAGGAAGAAAGGTGCCAAAGGCGCACCCACTGCTGCTGCATTTAAAAAGTCTGCAAAGACAGCCAAGAAACGTAAACCCACAACAAAAAGGAAATGAAAATGAATAACACTACCTCCGGTGCGGAGACTGTTGAGAACGTAGAAACCCCAGAAACAACTGAAGCAGTAGAGACTGAAGAGACTGTAGAAACACCTGATGGTGATGTTAGTGTTGATGGTGGTGAAGAAGACGTAGAGCTGATGACCATTGAAGAGCTTTTGGGACTCAATGAAGAAGACTACGAAGAGTTTACAGAAGATGCCAACCACAAAGGGATGAAACCTTTACATGAGTGGATGCAGCATATTCCAGAGGACGTAAGAAAACATGTTGCTAATATACGTTCTAGTTACACTCAAAAGACGCAAGAGCTGGCAGAAATGCGTAGAGCGTTGGAGAATGAGAAGGCAGAACTCCAACGACAGCAAGACCATGCTGTAAACAATCCTTTCCTTAAACGTGCTGAAGAAGAATTGGCCAACGAGGAAGAGTACGATGTATACACTACAGAAGGGATGCAGGCTGAAATCAAACGTCAAGCCGCAAAAATGCTTCAAGAAATGATGAAGCCAGCCCAAGAAGAAATGCAGATGAAGCAACGTCGTATGCAGCTTGAACAGTTTAAGACTGACAACCCTCAGCTAATGGAAGACGACTACCGTTTGCCAGTGGCTCAAATGCTACAAGATAGACCTGAGCTGCGATTGGAAGATGCGTACTATATTGTGAAAGCCAAAGTGGATGCAGAGAAACTCAAAGTAGAACGTGCTGAAGTGGCCAAACAAAAGTCTTCTAGACGTGAAACATTGCGTAAGACATCTGGTGGCAAGTCAGTGACTCCAAGTGGTACACCGAAGTTTCGTGATGCTTGGGAAGCGTACAACTATCACAAATCATTGAAGTCTAAGAAGTAGAGGATGTAATGCCCAAAGGTAAGCGCAACGTAAACAAAATCATCATACACCATTCTGCATCACCGCAGTCTACGACCAAAGAGCAAATATACGATTGGCATGTCAATGGCAATGGTTGGTCAGACATCGGGTATCACTACATCGTACTGGGCAACGGTGAAGTGGTAGCTGGCCGTCATGTAAACAAAACAGGTGCCCACTGTAAGAACCACAATAGAGGTTCAATAGGCATCTGTGTTACCGGTAACACATCTACTGTTGCGCCAACCAGACAGCAAATGGATTCGTTGTGGGGCAAGGTAAAGATGATTATGGAAGAATATAACCTAGACAGACACAATGTATACGGGCACAGAGACTTCGGAGCAACCGAGTGTCCAGGAAACTACCTGTATGCAATGTTACAACAGTTTAAAGCCGGACTGCTTGCTTAGGGTTGACAATACAATAATTACAATTTAAAATGCCTATGTTGAACGAACTCTGTAGAGCACTCAGACAACAACCATTCCACGGGAATACGGTTTAGGCAGAACGACAAAAACTAAACAAATTAGGTAAAACAATGGCTATTTCGAATGATTTGCTATCGTCAACCTTGTATTCCATCCGTGATGGCGAAGTTGACGAATTATTTCAAAAGGTTGCATTCTTAGACAATGCAAAACGTTACGGCGGTATTGAGTATGAAGATGGTGGTATCAAAATCCAACGTCCCCTCTCAATCGCTGAACACTCTCAAATCACCAACCTTCCTACTGGATACGAAGCTGTAAACCTTGCAGTTAAAGACGTATTGCAGCCTGCTATTTATGAGTGGTCTGACTTTACTGCACCAATCGTAATCACCAAAAAAGAAGAGTTGGAAAACAAAGGCGAGAAAGCAATCGTAAAGATTGTTGAAGCTCGTATGCGCTCAGTAATGGGTATGCTTCGACGTGAGTTGAACAAGCAGTTGCTTCGCGGTAACTCTACTGTTTTAACTTCTGTAAACACTTTGAACGGTGACGTTGTTGGTGGATTCTTGGAAGCAGAAACCAAAACTCAACAAGGTATTGCTGGTAACACTGTTGGTGGTATTTCTAAGCAGACGTATCCAGTAAACGGTTGGTTAAACCAGTTGGCTGACATTGGTGGTGCTTTTAGTACAAACGGTATTCTTGGTATGCAACAAATGGCAATCCAAGCAAACACTGTAACTCACATGGGTGAGATTCAATGTGTGCTTTTGTCTGAAGCAGCAATGGCTAACTACCGTCGTGCTTTGTTTCAACAAGAACGATACATCAATGAGAAGACTCTTGATGGTGGACGTATGCAACTTGCTTTTGGTGGTGCTGTTGTTGAGCAAGACCTTGAGCTTGGATTTACATACAACGCATCAACTGGTGCTGCACCATTGTCTGGTTACTTCCTTAACTTTGACGGTGTTAAGTTGTGCATGCACAAAGATGCTGACTTCGCTGTTTCACCTTTTGAGCACATTTCTGGAACTACAGCACGGGCTGCCCAATTGTATGTTAAAATGCAATTGATTGCAGACCACCTGGGTTCATGTGGTGTTCTCTTCGACGCAGACACTTTCTAAGGGGGCTTATCATGGCTACACAAAACATTATTCAATACTTGGAAACTTCTCAGTACAACGCATTGCCTATTGGTGGTACGGTACCTGTAGGAATCGAAGCGATGAACCGTCGTCAAATCGAAACCTTCATTGCATCTGAGGCTATTGCTGTTGGTGACACTGTTGCTTTGGACTTTTCTAAAGCAGGTAGTGGTGACAAAGGTATTTTTGTTGTCAAATGTGACGATAATACTGCAACCAAAAAATGCGCTGTTGGAGTTGCTATTTCAGCCGCAACCGCTGCTGGAGATACAGTTGATGCTGTGATTGCTGGTATGGTAGACAATGCAAAAGTTGCTGGTGCAACTGCTGTTGGCTCTTCTATGGCTGTTTCAGCTGCTACAACTGGAGAGTTGGCGGTTTACGCTGCCGGTGATACTTTGCCTGTCTTTGCTATTGCTGCAACCGCACATGCTGGTGGTACTGCAACAGTATTTGTTATCAAGCAGTTCTAAGTTCGATTCTTTATCAAGCCGAAGGGGTGGGTGTTTCGCCCATCCCTTTTTTCGTATGGTGACCTATGGCAAATTTAAAAGCATTGAGACAGAAAGTTAAGAACATTACAGACTACAGTCCGGAGCTTCAACAGTTTAATGACCAACTGGATGAACTGTTGAACGATGCCTACTACTGTATTTGGACGATGAAGCGTTGGAGTTTTAGTACTGAACTCAGCACTATGCGATTGCACACAGACATAACGACCAGTACAGATACAGAAAACAATGCCGGTGCGAATATAAATCTTACAGTAAAAAAAGGCGACAGACAGATAGAGTTTTCTGCAAACATTGATAGATTTCATGACCCTGACATATGGGAAGGTCAACCAATAGAAATAGACAACATGGAATACACTATTTCAAAAGTTGTAGATATGCATACAATACTGTTAAAAACACCATTTCAAGGCACCACTACTGCAACAAACACAGGGTGGAAAATAAAAAAGCGATGGTATGACCTTCCAGTTAACTGTTTGGAGCTATTGTATTTAGGGCACAGGGATTACCCCTACGTAAGTGCCAATGGCTCACAGAACCCTTATGGTAAGTCTACTGCCATTTTACCCAGGCGTGAAGAAGACTTGGATTTGAGAGTGGATTACACACAATCCTATGCAGAGGCATACATAACAAGCCCTACGCTACACATAGAGCCAGCAGAACAACTGACTATAAACGAGTTGGATTCTGGTGAATTTCAAATAAATAAATACTATGAGTTTGCCTGGGCTTTTGTAAAAGATGGTAAGGTTGGGGCTTTGTCGGAACCTACTATATACAAAGTAGCCGAAAACAATAAAAAATTAAATTTAGTATTTACCGGTTGGGATGACTTAACTATATTAGCTGACACAGCTAATGACAAAGACCAACAGCCTACCCAATGGGAAGGTTATAGAAAGGTGGTTTGTTGGAACAAAAACTTTGATCAGAATACAGGGGAACGCAAAGGATTGCCATGCTGGTTGTATGTTGTAAACGGTACTAACACACCTTCTCTTACTCGTAATGATCCAGATTATTTACGACCTATTGTTGTAGCAGACACAGTTTCGTTTGTGCATATTGTAAAATTAGACCAACTAGACAACGGTTCGCTTAGATACATTGAGATTGATGGTAATCATCAGCAAATCAGACCGTATCCACGTCCGGTTGGATATGATTTTGAGGTACCTCAGAAGAAGGTTGGTGCAACTATTGAGGTGTACCATAACTACGTTCGTGAAATGATTATGCGATTCATGGTAAAACCAAAGGACCTGCTGCTCTCTACTGATGTACCACAGATGCCATATGAGTTTCACCAGCTTATTGTATACAAAGCATTGGAAGACATCTACTTAAAGTTGGGTCAACAGGGGTTGGCAGCAACGTATGAAAAGAAATACATGAAGGAAATCAACGGGTTGGCAAAGCGATATGTGGACAAGATTGATCAACGTGTAGTGCGTGGACAGTTTCATATGGCCCACGGTAGACCAACATACGATGGTACCACTCTTAGGAGACTTTCATGAAGCCACAACGGTTCAAACGCTATGTACCATGTGGAGGTATCACTCAAGTATTGATGCCAAACATAGGGGACGCAAACATTGTCAACAACTGTAGATACGTATCTGAAGGTGGTTGGAAGGCAGATGTTGGGTTTGAGTCATGGTGGCATGCACCTGCATCTTGGACTGTTACCAGTGCCATTGTTACAAAGTATTTTACTGACAAAGTTGATGCCGTTTATCAATGGAAGAGACAGGGCACCAATGACATTTACACCTTTATTGAGCAGTCAGGGCGATTGTACTACGCCATTGGTAACAAAGGACAGGGTGCAACCTATACGGGTGCCTTCTATGAGAATGACTTGGTAACGATTGACAGTGACCGGTACATACCTAAGCTGGGCGATGTCGGTAGTCAGTTTGTGAACCTGGGACAACATCTGTTGATTATCAACGGACGGGACCGTGCAATACTGTTTAGTGGTGATCAAGTCTATCGAGACTTTGGTTTTGTATTGCAGACTCCAAGTTGTGACCCCTTAGATGTGGATGCTGATTATCAGAAAAACAATGTACTTGCTGGTGGTGCTGCTGTTTGGTTTAAAGAAAAATCACAGTATGGTTTAGGGTATATAGAAAAAGACAGTGATGGAGATACTTTAGAAACGCAGTACACCTACAACTACAAAACTACGATGGTTTCAGACTTGGGTGCCGAGTCTCCATTGTCAGGGGCGCAGAGCGTTTCATGGACACTGCCAAGTGCTAGTCCTGCATACAGATATGGCGTGGTGCTTGACATGCCAATAGGTCAAGAAGGTGTAGTGGCAAGACGCATCTACCGTACCAAAGAGATTGGTTTAAACGGTGAACTGTACTACTTTGTGGCTCAGATAAACGAGAAC